GAAGTGGCGTTGCGCGGAATGTTTCCAGAGGACTACCGCGAAGTTCGAGATAATAAAATTGAAGCAAAAGTGGATGTGGTTGTAGATTTTTCAAAAGAGGTAGCAAACTTAATACAAGCACTAAAAGAAAGTAAGTAAAATAATATTAAAAATGTAACCCCCAGCAGATAAAACTGTTTGGGGGTTTTTTATTTTATATGCCCAAAAATATTTAAAAAACATCAAAAAAATTAGTCAAAATTTGCATTAGTATAAGTAACTTTTTAACGAATTGAAAGACTAAAATGACTGCACACGCATTTCTCTCAGCCTCCGGATCCAAAAGATGGCTAACATGTACTCCTTCCGCAAGACTCGAAAGTACACTCCCCGATACTCCAAGAAACCCAAATGCATTTGATTATTCAGCAGAAGGCACAACAGCCCACACTTTATCTGAAATCAAACTGCGTCTCCATTATGGCCAAATTAGTAGTGAGGAATATAAAAGAGAGCTTGAGATTATCAAACTCACTCAATACTATAATCAAGATATGGAAGTTTTTACTGACAACTATGTTGTCTATGTAAGATCACAAATTGGTGCCAATGATGAACCTTTGTTTGAACAAAAGGTAGATTTCTCAGAATGGGTGAATGATGGATTTGGAACAGCAGACGTTGTAGTATTATCAGAGAATTCAATTCATGTCATGGACTTAAAATATGGTGCAGGCATTCCTGTATCGGCTATAGATAATCCACAATTAAGATTATATAGTTTAGGCGCATGGAATAAATTTAAAGTCAAATACCCAAATATCAAAGAAGTTAAATATACAATCATTCAACCTCGATTGGATAGCATTACAACAGATAGCACAACACTTCATAAGTTAGTTGATTGGGCTGAATTTTTTGTGCGTCCCAAAGCAACAAAAGCCTGGACAGGATCAGGCAACTATGTTCCTGGAGATCATTGCCAATTCTGTAAAGCCAAAGCACTATGTCGCGCTCGATCTGATTATAATAATGAGCTAGCTAAACTCGATTTTAAAGAACCTCCTTTATTAACAGAAGATGAACTCAATACAATTTTACTCAAAGCACAAGATTTAAAAACTTGGGTAAATGATGTAGAGGCTCACGCACTCGATCGAGCTGTCAATGAACATAAGATCCCAATTGGTTTTAAATTAACAACGACAACAACACATCGCAAGATCACCGATACAGAACTTGCAGCCAAGGTGCTCGTTGAGAAAGGGCTTCCTAAAGATACCATTTACGAACCTGTCAAACTAAAATCTATTGCAACGCTAGAAAAGTTAGCGGCCAAAGGTCAAGTGGTAGCTTGGTTAGGTGATTTAGTACAACGCCCAGAGGGATCACCTAAATTGGTAAGAGATACTTCAGCCAACGCTGCGGATGATTTCAAATGATTGTTTCTTCAATAGGACGTTGTGGGTCAACAAAGTTTTGTTATGATCTAGCCAAACAATTAAAGGTACCTCTTTACGATGAGATACTTAACATGGATATTAAAAAGCCACTCAAGCATTTAATCCATGAAATAAAAGTGCCGGAGCATAATCCAAAGAACCCTGCATTTTTAAGAACGATTGATTTTGATAGAGCAGTTATAAACAATCACTCAATTAACTTTTTTAATTTACAAAAAACAAACATATTCCTAACAAGAGAAAATGTTCAGGATTCTTTTTGGTCTTTTGTAGAAATCACAAAACGCTACTTCGCTGTTGAGAATCCAAAATTAAAGGGAGACGCCCTGGACAGTATGATAAGACAAATACTTCAAAGAGAGTTGGTGCACGCTCAATTCTTTTATGAGTACTGTTACGTGTACAATGTTCAGCTAGTTATTCCAGATCTCAAGTTCACCGATTCAAAAGTTTACAGAGAACGCTACGAACAATTTACCAATCAGATAGAGAACTTTAAAGAAAAAATAAAGCTTCCATCTTACTTAAGATATGAATAATATGCTTGTGAAATGCTATGAAAAAGTGTATTCTGTACCAGATAGTTTGATTGGAAAATATACAAAAGAGTTTGAACCGTTGACTAATAGTGGATTACGTGATGAGATCAATTTGCTCCGCGACTCAGTGTATCAGATTTTATTATTGGTATCTGTAGATCCCGAAATGCTTGAAGAAGAATCATATAAAAAAGACTTTATTAATGCATTAGCTATTAAAAAAGCTATGCAAAATAATAAAATCTTGCATGATGATTAAAAGTAGTGTAATATGTTTTTTACGGGTAGACGAATCAGCCCCGATTGAAGTCTGATTCTAACGTTAAGGAGTAATATATGGCAGCAACTAATAAAATTAAAATTGTAACTGGTAAAGTACGTTTCTCATATGCGCATGTGTTTCAACCACAAGCTGCTGTTGAAGGCGGTACACCGAAGTATTCAGTATCAATTATCATTCCAAAATCTGATACTGAAACAGTTGCTAAGTTTCAAAAAGCTTTCGAAGATGCGGCAAATACAAACGCAGCTTTCTTTGGTGGCGCAGTACCAAAAGGTTTAAAAGGTGGTTTACGTGATGGTGACGCAGAGAAGGATGATCCGGCTTATGCTAATTCATACTTTGTAAATGCTAACTCAGCTAATAAACCAGGTGTTGTAGATGCAGATATGAATGCGATCATTGATCCATCAGAATTCTATAGCGGTTGCTATGGTCGTGCATCTGTAACACTCTATCCATACAATGCCTCAGGTTCTAAAGGTATTGCGGTTGGATTAAACAATGTTCAAAAAACAGAAGACGGTGAAAAACTTGGTGGTGGTACATCCGCCGCTGCAGACTTCGCAGTTTAATGAAAAAGATCCTAATTATGGGGCTTCCGGGTGCGGGTAAGACGACACTTGCTCGTGCCCTCTTGAAGCAGTTAATTAATCACAAACAATCTGTGAAATGGTTTAATGCCGATAAGATTCGTGAAGACTTTAATGATTGGGATTTCACTGACAAGGGTAGGTTAAGGCAAGCAGCGCGCATGTATTACTTAGCACGTGATGAAAATACGGACTTTGTGATATGTGACTTTGTTTGCCCTACACTACTTATGAGAGCACTGTTTGAACCACAGGTAACGATATGGATGGATACCATAAAAGAAGGTCGTTTTGAAGATACAAACAAAATTTTTACACCACCTATTCAGTATCAATTTCGTATTCAAGAAAAGGATGCAAACAAGTATGCTGAATCTATTGCTAGAAAGATAATAAATTGGACCAATACCGAGAATACATAGCCGCGAGTCGATACGCTAGATTTATCGATGAAAAAGCCCGTCGTGAGACATGGGGCGAAACAACCCAAAGATTTGTAGACTATATCTTTAGTCACACCGAACCAATTAAAAACAACGAAGAGTTAAAGAAAGAAATCTTTGACGCCATTTTTAACCATCAACTGATGCCTTCCATGCGTGCCATGATGACGGCAGGAAAGAGTGCTGATCGTGATAACACATGTGTTTACAACTGTTCTTATTTACCCGTCGATGATCCTAAATCATTTGATGAAGCCATGTTTATTTTATTGTGCGGAACAGGAGTTGGTTTTTCAGTCGAAGCAAGTAATATTAACAAGCTGCCCGAAGTGCCAGACACTCTATATGAATCCAATCACACGATTGCAGTCCATGACTCGAAAGAAGGTTGGGCAAAAGCATTAAGATTAATATTGGCTCATTTATGGGCAGGCGAAGTACCACAATGGGATGTATCAAAAATTCGCCCCGCCGGTGCTCGATTAAAAACATTTGGTGGTAGGGCGTCCGGTCCACAACCACTGATTGATCTATTTAATTTTGTGGTCGCAGTATTTAAACATGCGCGTGGCCGTAAACTCAATTCATTAGAGTGCCACGACATTATGTGTAAAATTGGTGAAGTGGTTGTAGTGGGTGGCGTACGTCGTTCTGCTATGATCTCACTATCAGACCTAGACGATGAAAGGATTAGACATGCAAAAGCGGGACCTTGGTGGGACACAGCACCGCACCGTGCACTGGCGAATAATTCCGCAGTGTACAACGAGACGCCTACAGTTGGCAAATTCATGGAGGAATGGCTCTCCCTCTACAATTCGCACTCGGGTGAACGAGGCATTTTCAATCGCGAGGCAGCTAAGAAGACGGTTTCCAAATTCGGGCACCGCGATCCAAATTTCGAGTTCGGTACTAACCCGTGCTCAGAGATCATTCTTCGTCCGTATCAATTTTGTAACCTCACGGAGGCTGTTGTACGTCACGACGACACCAAAGAAACTCTTATGTACAAAGTCAAATTGGCTACCATTTTGGGTACAATTCAATCGACGTTCACAAAATTCCCGTATTTAAGAAAAGTGTGGCAAAATAACACCGAAGCAGAACGCTTGCTTGGTGTGTCATTAACTGGTATATTTGACAATACATTATTAACTACACAAGGGGAGAAATTAAATGGAATTCTTAACGAGCTCAGAGATGTGGCGAGAGATACAAACAAAGAGTGGGCGGAAAAACTTAGCATCCCAGTCAGCGCCGCAATCACTTGCGTCAAGCCAAGTGGAACAGTCTCTCAACTCGTTGACTCTGCGTCAGGAATCCATCCAAGACATTCTAAGTACTATATCAGAAGAGTACGAGGCGACAAAAAAGATCCACTTACAACCTTCCTTGTGGAACAGGGCATTCCTAGCGAAGACTGTGTATATAAACCAACGCAAACGACAGTCTTTAGCTTCCCTCAAAAAGCGCCAGACGGATTAACAAGAGCGGATGTCACACCCATAGATCACCTAGAATTATGGTTGACCTATCAAAAAGAGTGGTGCGAACATAAGCCTTCTGTTACAATATCGGTCGAAGAGAAAGATTGGCCAAGTGTAGGTGCCTGGACATGGGATCACTTTGATCAAATTAGTGGTGTATCATTCTTACCATATTCTGAACACACTTATAAACAAGCGCCTTATGAAGAATGCTCAGAAGAAGATTACAATACATTAAAAACCTCTATGCCTGTGATTGATTGGACTAAATTCCAAGAATTAACTGACAATGTAGAGGGTGCACAAATGTTAGCTTGCGTGAGCGGCGTTTGTGAAATATAATGGAATTTACAGCTAAACAATTTCATCGTGGTGGTGAAGTGGGGGGCTCTGTAGTTTGGGGCCTCTTTTTATTTGGAGATTAATATGGACGCAGCAGATTTAAATCCTATTACAGCAGCAGCTAATGCGACTGAATATGTATATAAAAAAGTAAGTGCTAAACCTTATCCATCCGGATTACCATTAGCAAAACAAAAGAAATTTGAAGAGATGATGAAGCAAGACTTTTATAAAGATGATCCTTATCGCGATATGTGGGATCCTAATTGGATATATAAAAAATGATTAGGAGATTAAAATGAAACAACATAAATGGCATAAAGAAATAAAAGCATGGGCTGAAGGTAAAAAGATTGAAGCTAAATGGTTATCTGATGAAAATGAAGAATGGCAATAT